ACCTGACGCCGTGTGCATGTGGCGAGGTTGCTGTCGTGGTATCCACGGGCGATATAGAAGATTGGACCGTCAAGGTGGCGGTGGATAGTAAAGGTCTAATAACAGCCGAGCATCAGACAGCAGGGTGTCAGTCGTGGGGCTTCACAATAGAGGAGGACGACCAGTGGTTGTCTGAAAGGCCGTGTTGTTTATCGCGAACAAAGCCGTGTACTGGACAGGAGGACGACCAGTGACTGACCCCGCTCGGATCTCGTGGTCGTGTACCACATGCGATCTTCCCGGTCTTGTAACAGCCGACGCCGACAGTGAACCGTTCGTCTGCCCACGCTGCGGGCAGACGCTCTCCGTCGCCGACCCGCAACACAGTAAACGGCCAGGAGAATAACCGCGTGAAGTTGGAAGTTGACAGCGCAGAGCGATGGTTGGTACTCCGGGCGTTACGTAGACTTGCCGCAGACAGCAACACTAAAATTGCTATAGAAGCACAACAACTTTTAGACAGGTTGATAGATGGTGACGCCCAACCCATTCCATAAACGCAAAATCGCTTTCGCACCGACAAGATTTGCGAGGTCTTCGAGGAGGTCTTCGACGCTCTCGGGGGTTGGCTCCCCACAAACTGCTGGTAGACTAGAAGGGTGGCACGGAAAGAACGACACAACTCACCAACCCTGCACCGCTGCTTCGACTGCGGCTGGTACATCGGCAGTTTACTTTTGAAGCCCGATCAGTACGATGGCTGCTGCCCGATCTGCGGTACCGCCGTGGATACGAAACGTGAACCTAGCGCAGCCGACCTCCGGGAAATGAACAAACACATCCAACAAAAAAGGAAGAAATAGTTATGAGCGACCGAACCGGCATCTTTTGGAGCGACCTTGCAGAGGTGAATCCCGATGCCATAATCTTCGATGGTCCAAGCAAAAAAACTTTGTTCGATGCGTGCATTGTTGGGTATGCCTCGCGCATCAACCAGTCGCCGATCCTGGTGTACGACGAGGAGCGGATGGTCGCTGCCTTGTGCCGCGAAGAGGGTCTGTCTTACGCCGACGCTTTCGACTATCTGTCGTTCAACACGTTTGGGGCGTGGCTCGGCGAGGGAACCCCTCTGATCCTCAGGGCTTACAGGGGTGGGGCGTGATAACGCCAACAACCCCCGACCTGAGCCGGGGGTTGTTGTGTGATAAGCCACCTCCTCACACGTGTAGGGGGGAGTGGCCCCATCTTGTCACATGCTTTCGTATAGTCAAAGCGGGCATCTGTGGCCCGTAGACGCCGCCCACCCACTGGCCCAAAAAAGAAGCGAAACAAAGCAGACGACCGCACGAAGACGGCGCGGAGCGTCGTTCTCCAGGGCGGTGAAATGGATGGGCATCAAATCTGGTTGGGGCTTCCCCTGCCTCCGAATATTAAAATGAATATGGGGAGAGACTCATATTTCAAGCGTGAGGACGACCCTGGTATTTACGAATACGATCCTGACCGCGAGTACGTGTCATGGAGATCGATCTAGTCGACTATGGGGCAGCGGTCCACCTACCACGCCGGGTCGGCTAGGAAGCGTAGGCTAGGACCATGTCTGGCACCACCGCGGTTATTGCTTGGGCGGCATTGAGTGTCGCCTCGATCGTTGTTTCATGGCGCATGGGCGCATTGAACCCAAAAGAAAAGGTTGCTGCTGTCGCGCTGGTGTCGGGTGTTAGCGCTGGCGTGTTGGGTGGGTTCACGGTCAGTGACACGGTTGGATTGTTCGTTGCTGCCGGGATGTTTATCGCGACAGCGGTACTGATGGGCTACGAGGGCTGATGTGGGTTTTCTAGACGGGTTTCGATTCCAGGGCCATGACCAGCAGGGGTGGATTAAAAACGGGGGGTACGACAGTAAGGCTGGCCCGGCGTTCTTTAACGCCAATATGACTCAGTACGGCGGGGGGCAGAAGGGGAAGCCGTACAAGGATGATTGGGATGTTGATCGTGCCGTGTCTGAGGGGAATGATCGTGTCACTTGGGTGTTTAAGAGCGTGTATGCGATTGCCTCCAACTCCGCTCGCCTCCCTGTCCGGATTCTTGACAAGGACGGCAGCGCTGTCGACAATCCCTTGACACCGATTTTGAATCGCAAGGCCAATCCACACCACGATGCTTTCAACTTCCGGTTTCAGTTGTCTTCACAGATTCTGCTGTCGAAGCGGGGGGCGTTTATCGAAGTTGTCAAGGACCGGCTAGACAACGTTATTGGTTTGTATCTTCTGCCACCGCAGTACACCTACCCGATTCCCGACCCGAAGAATTTTGTTTCAGGGTTCCGTGTCGAGTTGCCAAATCAGAAGCCTCGGACGGTTAAGCCCGACAACGTGGTGTGGGTGCGAATCCCCCATCCGACGGATCCTTACCGCGGCCAGTCACCCCTGGAGTCGTGCGGCCTCGCTGTAGACATCGACTACTACTCGCGTATATACAACCGGAACTTTATGGTCAACGACGGCCGTCCCGGCGGGATCCTGATGGTGACTGGCGAGATGGACGACGATACGGCTGAAGAGTTGAGGAGAAGGTTCCTGGGTAACACCGGGAACGCCATGGGTGGCGCTGGCCGGTTGACGATCATGGAAGCCGAGCAGGCCAAGTACATAGATACGTCCATGGCGCAGAGGGACGCTCAGTACACAGAATCTAGGACGCTTGCCAAGGAAGAGATTCTGATGGCGTTCGGTGTCCCTGAATCTGTTATAGGCAACGCTGCCGATAGAACTTTTAGCAATGCAGACACCGAACTTGAAGTGTTCTGGCGTGAAACGATGCTGCCTCACCTCATGCTCATTGAGCGAGCCTTGGATCGTTTGGATGGATCTGAAGAACTCACAGTAAAGTTTGACGTATCCGATGTAGCGATCTTGTCTCGTGACGAGCGGGAGAGAGCCCTCTTCCATTTGGACGAATACAAGTTCGGCGTTATCTCCGCCGACGAATACCGGGTGTTGACGGGGCGTGACCCTGTTGGGTCTGATCTGATGTTTATTCAACAGAACTTGATGCCTGTCGCTATCGCCCCAGCGGAGGGCGCAAAGCCGTCCCGGGAATGGCCGCCGCCAGAACCCGAGCCAACTCTTCCTCAGCCGACCGAGGCAACAGCCCCTCCGCCCGTGCCGGAAGCAGCGTCGGTGGGGGCGCTTGACGCCAAGACAAATGAAAGTGCCGAGGAGGGTAAGGAGTCGGCCCCTTTAGTTGATGACCGCTGGGGGTTCTACTGCGGGGATGTACTGATCGACAAAAAGGAGGCGGACATAATTCGCCTCCATCGGGATCAGCAACTAACCCGGTTGTCTGAATCGATTGCTATACAAATGACAGCGTATTTCCAACGACAGCGCCGTGTCATTTTGGAGAAGTGGAAATCTCGCAAGATTCGCGAGAAGATCAACAAGGGTGTCGCCGTAACGGTGAACGACGTGTTTGACGTTCCGGTGTGGGATAGACAGTTGTTGGCTGATGCCAAATCGTTCCTTATGGCAACAGTTGTCGATGGCGGGAACGATGTAGCGATGATGGTCGGCAAAGAAGACCTGGAGATGGACGACGAACTCGTTGCTGCTGCGGTTCTCGCTGGCTTGGAACGGTTTAAGGATGTGAACCTTACGACACGCCGCAAACTTGAGTCGGTGATTGTCAAGGGGTTGGGCGCTGGCCAGTCCGTAGACGCTGTTGCTTCAGATATTGAGGACGTGTTCAGTAAGTCAATAAAAACGCGGGCTCCGATGATTGGGAAAACCACGGTGGCGTTCGCTGTCAACGAGGGCCAAATGATCGCGGCGCTGAAGTCTGGGTTCAGGTACAAGGTGTGGCTCTCTTCGCAAGATGAGAAAGTTCGGCATACGCATGTAACGGCGGATGGTCAGGCTCGCCCGATTACGGATTATTTTCTGGTCGGGGGGAGTTTGATGATGCATCCCGGGGCTCAGACAGCCCCGTTGGCTGAGACGGCGAATTGCCGTTGCACCATGGTGTTCACCAATAACCCTTCGGCGGCGGGGATGCTCGAATTTGTTGTTAGCCCCGAGGATTTGGCTAGAGCGTCTGCTGGTGGCGTAATCGGTCGGATGAGCGGTGGTGGTTTGGCGGCCGACATTGTGGCGGCTGCGGCGAGCCAACTCGTATAGGTGGGCTAGACGCTCACCCACTCGACATGTCTGGCGTCGTAACCTTAAGCCAGACGTGGCACTTAGGAGGCCCGGTGGATTTGGCGCATAAACAGGCTCGCGTTGAAGCGAAGGCAATAAACGATGCCGAAGGCACCGTCGAAGCCGTTGTTTCAGTGACGAACATTATCGATACCGTTAACGATGTTATTGAGCCCGGCGCCTACGCCGAAACTCTTCAGAAGAGAATCCCGAAGGGCGTTTGGTCGCATGACACGACGGTTCCTGTGGCAAGAACGCTTGAGGCCACAGAGTTGATGCCTGGGGACGATCGTCTCCCCCCCCACCTGAAGGCTGTTGACGCGGGTGGCGTACTCGTCAAAATGCAGTTCAATCTGAACACCACCCGTGGGCGCGAGGCTTATGAGGACATCAAGTTTTTTGGCTCTGAGCAGGAATGGTCGATTGGCTATTCCGTCCCGGAGGGCATGTCCGAGATGAAGGGCGACACGGGGATTCGACACATCAAACAGTTGGAGTGGTACGAATACAGCCCCGTATTGTTTGGTGCTGCCCCAGGGACCGCGACCATTGGTGTGAAAAACACTGACGGTTTCGACACCTTGGAAGATGACGCCGAAGAGTTGAAGGGCCCAACTAGGAGCCATTCCACTGGGGTGCGTGCTGACGGCTGGAACGACAAGACGGCGTACCGCAACATGCGTTCCCCTGCCGACAAAGCCTATTTTTCGAAGATCTTTGCTTATCACATCCCTGGCGAAGACCCGGCAATGAAAACGAACTATACGTTCGTTCATCATTTCGTCGGGAGCGACGGCCGCCCTGGATCGGCAGCCCTTTCCGCTCTTCAGAACACGTTCGGTCTTCTCAACGGTGCCCGCAAGGGGACAAAGTTGAGGGGGGCGGACCGTAAGGGTGTTTACAATCACATCGCCCGGCATTACAGAGACGACGGCCACACGCCGCCTGAACTGAAGTCGGATGATTACGTCGACACCGTTACAGAACTCAAGGAGACCCTCTCGGAGGGATTCCACGAGAGCATTGACCTTCTCATCGAGGAGGGTAAGGAAATAACCGAAATCAAGTCCGCATTGGAGGACACAATGGCTAACGAAGCCGAAATCACCGGAACAACGGAGGATGAGGTCGCTTCCACCGATGGCCAGTCTCTCCAGTCGGTCATCGCTGACGCTACTGCTGCGTTGAACACTCTCACGGAGCGTTTGGATGCGCTTGAGGAGAAGGGCGGGGATGCCCCAGGCTTCTCGAATACGAGTCCAGATTCACCCGAGCGCGCAGAAGGCGCTGGCGAAGACGCCCCTGAGGTTGTCGCGGATCTTTCCCACGGCGGGACTCTTACCCCTGACCAGATGGCAGAGGCTGGTTCCCCGGCAGGCAACCCTGAAGCGGAGCCCGCCAAGAAGCCCAAGGCCGAGAAGGCCCCCGAGAAGGCCCCCGAGAAGGCCGACAGTGATCAGGCTGAGACCGTCGAAGAGATCGTCGAAGAGGCCAAGGACGGGCCCATCGAGGAGATTGTCGACGGGTTGGGTCTCAAGGAACTGCGTGAGTTCCAAGACCTGATGACTTACTCAGATTTGGGTGAGTAGACGCCGCTGGTTGTGGTGCCACGTCTGCTGAGGCAGGTGCGGTAATATTGGGGTGCGGCTAGTACACCGCAGGAGTGAACCCCATGACAAGTATTTATGATGAGGTCAAGGCGCGCGGGAGGTGCTCAAATCGGCGGTTCCGGGTTGACAGCATCATCAGCGAGATGGGCGACGATGACAAAGAGTCATTGGCTGCCGCTTTAGCCGATATCGATATCCCGAGTGGGCGTATCGCTCACGTGTTGAGTGAACGCGGGTGGCCGATTTCGTCTAACGCTATTGCCAACTACCGCAGAGCAAAAGCCAACGTATGACGGGTAAGGCGGCGGGCGCTTTCAAGGAAGAGTTGGCAAAATCTCGCCTGGGAAAAATCGCCGATCTGTTGGAGAGATCGGGGATAGAGCCCGAAGAGATTGGATCTGTTGAAAAGGTCCGGATCTCAGAATGGCAAGGGATCACCAAAAACGAAGAGGGCGAAGCAGAGATTCATGATCTCGGCGGGATCTCTGTTGTTATCGCCCCCGCTTGGGCCAACGGCCCAGAGTGGCCGGTTGTTCAACAGGCCGCACCCATATCGATAAAGGCTCCACCCAAAACGAAGAAGCCGGTCAAGCAGCGCTACAAGACGTGCGTGGTCTTCCCGGATCCCCAAATTGGGTACCGAATGTATGACGATGGAACGATGGACCCGTTCCATCACGAAGACTCGATGGCGGTTGCTCTCAAAATTCTTGCCGACTTAGACGCAGATCTAGTTGTGAACCTGGGCGATTTCTTAGATTTCGCTGAATTCGGCAGATTCGAAATGGAGCCAGCGTTCGCCAAGACAACCCAAGCGGGGATTGACAGAGGGCACAAGTTTTTGTGTCAACAAAGGCAGATCGCCCCCGACGCCCGTATTGTTTTGTTGGAAGGCAACCACGACCGCAGACTGCAAAAGTTTGTGACCAATAACACGGCTG